AGGCACATCTGATGCCGGACGTCCGGACGCCTCAAGCCTATCTCATGCCAGCGCTTGACCAGCGCCCTCCCCATCTCACCGTTCTGGATCCAGAGCGTTCCGCTCAAGAGTTCGTCGGCATCGCCCGAACGCTGGGCATAGCCGTAGAAACAGGCCGACAGGTCGTATTCGTGCTTTGCGGACAGCTCGTCGAACAGGACGGGCCATTGCCGGAACACGGCATCGGCGTCTACGAAGACAATGTCCTTGCCTGTATAGTCGACGAATGCCCGGGTAATACAGGCCGACTTGTAGTTGAGGTTCTCCCGCCATGTCCCAGACGGAGGATAGGCGTAAACCCGGAGCGGCACCCCGAGCGCCTGTGCCGAATCAATCAGCCGCTTGACCTCATCCTGATATCCCGTTCCCGTCGTGTAGAACGATACGGCCTGCCATGCCGTCATGCCCTGCCTCCCTGTGTGCGTCGGGTGATATCAGCGCCGATGAGTCGGCCGCTATAGACTTCGATACAATCCGTTGTCTNNGTGCCAAATTCCCGGCTTGACCTCCGTGGTGTCCCCAGGCCCGAGGACCGTTACGTCCGGAACCTCTCGGCCAGCCGGCCATTGGAGAACCTCCAGCCTGCCCTTGAGGACGAAAAAGACGTTGCGTTTATGCTCGTGGATATGCTCAGACGAATAGCCGCCTTTCGATATCGCCAGCCAATGGATGGAGAGCGTCGCGCCGTCGGAATAAACCTCGGCCGTTTCTCCCCATACCTTTCCCTGCTTCATTTCAAGACCTCCTCGATGTCGCCGAACGGATACGCCTTGAGCTTGGAGGATCGATTAAGGTTAACAACCGTGAACCCAGCCCGGGCCAGCGGGACGGCCAATTTAGCGATTTCAATCGCGTAGGCTCCCAGGGACCGCTCCGGTTGCCTGTAGTTATATCCGCCGTGGAAGTGCGTCACGTTCCCGACGTAGCGCATGTCGTAGCCCATGAGATAGATCGGGTTGGCCCTCATGCACGCCGCAAGCCCGATGGCACCATACCCGGAGTTATTACCGTGACAGAGCCCGCGCCGGAGCGATAGCGACAGCCCCGAGCGCCCAAGACTCCGGATCGACCGGACATCGGCGTCAACCTGACGGCCCCGAAGATTCAGGAACACCTTGACGCCCTGGAACTCTTTCCAGGCCCGGATCGCCGCATCCCCGAACAACCCGCGCTTGAGCTTCATGTAGAAACTCGCGTGGTCCATAAAAAACAGAATGTCCGCGAATGGGACATGCGTGAATCCCTTGTTGATGACGATGATCCGCCCGCGCCCNNCCCGCCGCCGATAATGAAACACGGCTGGCCCCGCCATGCGCCGTCAGAAAGAACGGCCGATGCCGGATTATCCGGCGCAATGATCCGTTGTTCTTCCTCGCGCCGCATTGCATGCAAGGCATCCCGGTCACGAAACCTTCGGGCCGCTTCCGGGCTTTTCTGGGTCAGCATCTTCTCGGTGCGCATTAAAACGGCCTGGGGCCGGCGGATCGCGTGTCCCTCCGGCCCCTGCCGCATCATTTGCCTGTTGTTCCCAAGCCCTTATTAACCGGGCTGCCCTTCCGTGTCGCCGAGATCACTCAGGCCGCTGCCAACGTTCGTCGCGCAGGCAACCTGAGGATTGAAGCTCGCGGGCGGGCAAGAGCCGCTTTCGGCCGTGAGTTCGATGCTGTTGATCTGGTCGATGTCGCCGATGCAGCCGCCATGCCGCATCCAGCCGGCAACGGTGTCCGTGTAGGACAGGATGTCGAAGTCGTCGAACAGGGTGAGGTCCATCCGGTAGCCGATCTTGAGCGTCCGTCCGGGCAGGATGACCATGATCCGGTTGGTGTTCGTGAGCATCATGGAGGTGACCTGTTTGAAGCTGTAGTCGATGAGCCGTTCGGAGTCGGAGAAAGCCTGCATCCGCTGCCCGAGCGCGTAACGAACGCGGCCCCGGAGCTGGATCGGCGTCAGCACGATGAACTGCGTGGTGGCGGGGTTGATGCCGTAGCCGCGATTGGCGACGTTCTCAAGGATGTTGGTGGCGGCGTAGTTGATGGAGGCCGCGATGCTCCGGGCGTCGGCGTCGCAATCCGTGCAGTCCGCCTGAACCTGGGCGCAACTGCCCTTCGCGTCGGCCGCGGCTTCGAGTAGCGCGTAATAGACGGCCGCTCTGGAGCTGTAGGCCTTGTTCCGGAACTCGATGGCGTTGTCCTCGATGGTCCACCAGTCGCCATCCTCGAAAAGCCGACGATGCCAGCCGAGCGCTCCGCCGTAGTAGCAGAAGTAAACGCGCTCTTTCGCTCCGGCCATCTGATAGACTTTGAGCTTTTCCCCTTCTTTTACCTCATTGAAGGTCAGGCCGGAACGGACCGCGGCCAGGTCGAACCCGGACGCCTTGCTCCCGCTGAAATCGCGGACATCGAAGATCTGTTCGTAGCCGTTGTCGTAGTCCGTCATGAGGTGGAACTTATCGATGATGTCGATGGCCTTCTCGTTCACCCAGCCGTCCGAGGCCAGGGTAAACTCCTGGATCTTCTTGTGGGCCTTGACGAACTCCTCGACCTTCGAGAACCGGCCGGGGAGGAACTTGTTGGGCAACGCGCAGAAATACTGCATCGCGCCCGCGAGGTTCTTCCGCTGTTTGGGGTCTTTGTAGTCGAAATGTTCCCAGTTGAGATTGAAAATTCTGCTCTGCATGATATCCCCCTTACAGCGCGGCCTCGACCTCGGCGCGGTCGCCCTTCAGGTCGATTTCGACGTATTTATCCGCAGCGGCGGCGGCCTCCGTGGCGATGCCGATCCAGTAAAATCCGCTGTCGTAGGTCGGCGTGACGAGGCGAGTCGTCGGGTTGAAATAGACCCTCTGGCCGACGGCGAAAACATCGGTGCTTTCCAGGGCCTTCGGGGCCATGATCTTTTCGGCGTGATAGATGAGGACGGCTTCGTCCCCGGCATCAGCCGATTCCAGGACGGCCCCTACGGTGTCCTCGACGAGATACAGGAAGGACGTTCCCGCACTTACGGCGTCCTTGATCCCATCGACTCCACCCGAGGGCGCCGTAAACTTGAAACTCCGCCAGTCGCCCATCGGCGTAGCGGTTCTCAGCGCATTGGGCATGAGTGTACTCCTTGTTGAGATTTGAGAGAGATTTCCGCTTGCGCGGTTTACCGCCACCCAGGGCGATCAAGGGGCGGACAGGCGATTAGTCGATCTTGATAAACGGGTTTTTGGCTGGGTTGAGATGTTCGGGCTGGGGTTTCCCCAATCCGGCTGTGGCCGCGCTGTTGTCCGGCTCGGCCCCGGTAGCCTTGTCTTGGGTTTCCCCGCCCGCGTCGTCGGGCTTTCCCATATCGACCCCCAGGAGCTTGGCAACCTTGCCGAACTCGTCGACCTCGGAGTCCAGATAAGCGTTGAACTCCTTCTCGACGTCCTCGGGCTTTGTCGGGTTGAACTTATCCAGCCGCCCTTCGATGAACGCCGCCTGCTTTGCGGAGAGTTTCCGCGAGATCTTCTGCGCATCGTAGAGCGGCCGGACGCGGCCCTTCGCCGTTTCCAGCCTGAGAGATGAAAGCTCGGCTTCCTTTTCCTGCAACTTCTTCTCGTAGTCTGCCCTGGTCTTATCGAAGCCTTCCTCGGTTCGCTTGCGGTGGGCAAACTCACCCGCCACGGCTCGCCTGGTCTCGGTCTCGATAAGCCCCTTGACCGATGGGTCATCGGCCAACGTGTCCGCTCCGAATACATCGGACGGCTTGATCTTTTCCGCCTTGACCAGGTCGCGAATCTGGTCAATCGTTACAACGTCACCCATAGGTGAACTCCTTTTTTCCGCTCCCGGACGGCCGGGACGGCTTAGTGTTTTATGCGATACCCCACCTGTGCGGGGATCTCGTATCCGATCTTTGGTTCGATGCCCTTGTCTCTGGCGAATGCCTGGAGTTGGCCGAGGAGCGTTGCGCCGGGAAACCCGGGCTGTTCCACTTCTCCATTGGCGAGCGCGATGGCCGAAACGTCCTCGACATCCACCACGACGACTTCGCCCTGGCTGTCGACCTCCATGTCGACGCTGGCCTCGATGGAGGCAACGTCAAGGTTGCGCCGCGTGTAGGGCTTCTCGATGTAGCAGGNNTCCCGACCACTCGGCCGATAGGGGTCCGGCCCTCCTGCGAGTTCGTCTGGCCGTGGCCGTGGAAAAGCTTGAGCCCCAGTTGGATCTTCTCGTGGAGCTTTTCTACGACGGCCCGATACCATTTCTTGACGATGTTCCCGACCCCGACCATATACCCCCGGGCCTCGCCCTCGTGCCCGACAACAAACGCCTTGAAAAGCGGCGTCGGATCGGTCTGCTTGATCTCCTGGATCGTGGCCTGGGGGATCATGTCGGCTATCTCGGACGATGCCATGCAGAGAAGCGAAGCGCGGAATCTCATGGTCAGGCCTTCTTCTTGCGGGGCGACGCCTTCTTTGTGGCGCGTTTTACGGGCGTTGCCGACGCGGCCTTCTCCGCGGCGACAGCCTTCCGCCGCAGATCCGCGAGCTGTGATGTCTGGATGAACTTGATGGCAGGCGTTTTCTGGGCGACCTTGCGGACCGTAGGAAAGTCCCGGGGGATGCCCCGCGGAGCCTTTGTCCGCTTCATGTTCGAGGTCGTGATGACGTGGCGCGGGATACGGGAAATGATCGCCGTTTCCCCGCTCTGCTCGTCCCTGACCTCTTGCATGAATTTGTCGTAAGCGTGGTCCGGTTTAGGCTGGACCGCATTGGTTGAAATGGGCATCATGCCTCCTATCGCTTGTTGGGTTACTTAACACGTCGCTTGTTAGATTTCTTAACAAGCCCGATAAAATTCCCACACTTGATACATTGAGCGCAGGTCTTCCATCCCTTCCGGTTGAGCCGGCACGGGCAGGGCCGCTTGTACATCGGGCGACCGCATTTCGGGCATTTCTGAGAGACAAGCTCCAGGCCGGCAACGGACCGAACGCTGACCGACGTCAACATCAGCGATCCCCCTCGTCCATGTTCATCCTGTCGCTGAGGGCGTTCATTTCCTCTTTCGCCCGGGCGGCCTCGTCTACTTCCCGTTGTTTCCTGAGGTCGGCCTCCTTCTCGACATCGACCCCGGGGATCTGGGAGGCGACGTGATCGGAGCTGATAATCCCCGCGTTCTTTGCCGGGATCAGCACGTTGGCAATGTGGTCCCATTGCTCCTGTGTGACCTGGGGGATGTCGACGGCTATTCTCGTCGGGTCGAGCTTCACCTTGTCCGACTTCTGCGCCTTGAACGTGGCGTTATACATCTCCATCGCCTTGGTCAGCATTTCCTCGTAAACCCCGATCCAGGCCTGACGCTCCCGGGTCGAGGTCGCCATAATGAGTTCCCGCGTGTTCTCGCCGGTGGACCTGTTCTTGAGCAGGTCGAGAAGCCCGAGGTAGTGGATGGGGATCCCCGTGGCCCCGCTGATCATCTTGATGCAGAGTTCGATTTCGCTAATGAGCGAGGCGATCCCCGAGGCGTCGGCCGACACCAGGGAAAACTCGGCCATCATCGGGAGCGCTTTCCCGATCTTCCAGTTGGTCTCGTTGATGAAGGCCTGGACGGCCGAGACCTCTTTCCCGTCAACGCACTTGAAAACCGGGGTCGGCGATGCGAACAGGTGATTGATCTCCCGGAGGTCTCGGAGCGCCTTGTCCAGGCGGTCGATCACCGTCAGGCAGGCCATGATCTTGGGTTGCGCCTGGTTCGGGTCGTTGATGCGGCCCCCGAATTTCGCGTATACGAACTCGGACTCGTTAAGCGACCCGGCCGGCCAGTTGGCCCCGGCGTTCCACCAGAGGCGCTTGTACCAGAGATAGTCATTCGGGTCCGGGTCGACCGTGTATTTCCTCGACAACCAGGAGACGAACCGCGCCGAAATCATCCCGGGCCATGTCCGGTAAGGATCCTTGTCGGGCGCGAGCCGGATGGCGATCTTCCCCTCGATCTCTGCCTCTTTCGCAAGCTCCTGGTCCAGCTCGCCGTCGAGGTCGTTATACGACATGAAGTCCTCGGCGAACTGAAGCTCCAGCGCGGCCTCGGCCTTTGTCTCCGTGGTGTGCCTGATCCTGATCCCCTCACCCAGAATGAAGGCCGCCCGGAGGTCGATGATGTTCCTGGTCTGGAGGACGCCCCATGTGGCCGTCCCGACGTATTT